GTTACGCAAAAGCACACAATGCGTTATGCAGACGTGTGGCGCAAGTTCCGTAATGCACAAGACCCAAAGCGCACCACATTTACGCGCGAGGAAATGTTGCATGTGCAGCCGTTCCGTGACCGGTATGAGTACCATAAAAGCATATGTTTATTACCACCAACAGACCCTGATTATCAAATGTTGGTAAGTGATTTTTCGGTACGGTTAAACCCGGAGGACATTACAGTATTAAACCGCATTTGCACAGGCGAGGAACAATTGGAGGTGCCACAGGTGGATGCGCCGGACACGCGTTCACAGGGTCAAAAAATATTAGAAATTTTGGGAAAGGTTGCAGATACATTGGACAGCCTGGATGCCCGTATAACCCAATTAGAAACAAACAAATAACCCAAAGGAAAGACAAAACATGGACGGCAAAAACGATATAAACGCGGTGGTTGAAGCAGCATTTGAGGCAGAAAGCAAAGCGGTGGAAACACCGGTTGAAACACCAAAGGATGAAACGCCAGACACCACACCGGCGGAAACACCAAAAGCGCCAGAAACCCCGGTTGAAACTGCGCCAAAAACAGATACACCGGCACCAGAAACCCCGGTTGATGCCCCCAAGGATGCGCCAGCAGACGAAACGCCGGCACCACAGCAATTAAAGGGTGATTTTGCGCACAACAAGTGGGCTGGGCTGGACAAGGAAACAAGGGACGAGTTAAGCCGTTTGTGTGCAGAAAATGAACGTGTGTATAAACGCGCGGCAGAGGCGGAATATAATGCGCAAAGTTTCCGTGAAAAAATAAAGCCGGTACAGGGTTATATATCGGAATGTGCGGAAAGCGCAAAGATTACAGATGCGGAGGTTATACGCAACTGTGTTGATATTGTGCAAAACCTTAATGACAAACCAGATATTACGGCGCGCCAAATGATTGCAGGCGGGTTGGTACGGTTTACAGACCCGGTGGCGGTTATTAACGAAATTGCGCGTGCGTATGGTGTTGACCTTAAGGGTGAACTGCGCGAAAAGGATATACCAATGTCAACGCAAGTTGATGCTGCGCGCGCAAAATATGAGGCGCGTCAAAGCCGTTTTGTTAAACCAGAGGACGCGGATGCGGAAAAGGCGCAAATTATTAACGATTACATTACCAACACGCCAAGCATTAACGCCATTTACACCAATGAAAGCACACGTGATAAGTTTATACGCCAGGTGTCAATGGAACGTACGGCAGACCCGTATGCAAGTGATATTACCATTATAAATCGTGCGGCGGAAATGTTTGCGGGTACGGTTGCACCACAAGCACCAGCACCGGAAGCCCCAAAGCCAACAATGGCGGAACAAAAGATGGCAAAGGTTGTTGCCCCAAAGGCAAGCAACCCGGCGGATGTTCCGGCCAACGCACCAGCGGAGGAATGGACAACAGAAAACAACAGCAAAAAAAGCGGCCAGGCGGCAGTAGCATCCGTACGCGCGGCAATGCGTTCGCTGGGGTTGGATGATTAACCTAAAAGGTTTACCCATGGCAAAAACAATAGAATTACCAAGCGGGTGTGAACGCGCAAGGGTTGACGCATTACATTTGTATGCAAAAAACCCAAAGGAACACACAGACGAAGATATTGACCTTATTGTACGGTCAATTAAGCGTAATGGTTGGGGTGATCCCATACTTGTATGCCCGGAAACAAACGAAATATTATCGGGTAATGGGCGTTATTTGGCGGCGTGTAAGTTGGGGTTGGACAACGTACCGGTGGTATATGCCCCAGCAGGTTTAACTGATAAGCAAAAGGCCGATTTGGTTATTGCCAGTAATAAATTGGTTGAAAGCAGTGGTTATAACGACAATTTGGGCGAGTTAATAGCCGCGTTTGATTTGGATATTAGTGATTTTGGTATGTCGGCTGATATGTCAATGGAAACGGACATGCCAAAGTTAAGCGACGCAGAAAAAACCCCGTTCCAACAAAAAACATTTACGTTGGCTGATATACAGGCGGACGTAGTGGACGCTGCGTTAAGCAAAGCCAAAAACGACCCATTATTTGAACAAGATACGGGTGGCAACCTTAACAGCAACGGTAACGCATTGTATGTAATAGCCCAAAGGTACCTTAATGAGTAGCGTTAAGGACATTATTGTAAAGCCCATAACCCCAAGCGCAGCAAACGCGTTTGTAAAGGCGCACCATTACAGCGGTAAAGTGGTACCCAACAGCCAGTTGCATTTTGGCTGTTTTTTAGACGGGGTACTGGGGGGGGTAATGCAATTTGGGCCTAGTATCAATAAGTTAGGCACCATAAACCTTGTTAAAGGCACCGCGTGGAATGGCTTTATTGAATTAAACCGCATGGCGTTTAGCCCGCTGTTGCCAAAAAACAGTGAAAGCCGGTGCATATCGGTTGCGTTGCGGTTAATAAAAAAGCATTACCCGCACATTAAATGGGTAATAAGTTTTGCAGACGGTTGCCAATGTGGCGACGGCACCATATACCGTGCATCAGGGTTTAAGTTGGTTGGTATTGCAGAAAATACCGCCATACGCATTAACCCACAAACAGGCGAAAAGGTGCATATTATACAGGCACACCACCTTAAAATACCAAGCCACGTATTTAACAGTTGGGAACCCATTAAGGGCAACATGCTTAAATACGTGTATTTTTTGGACAAAAGCAAAGAAAAAGATTTAACGGTACCCGTAATGCCATTTAGCGCAATACGCGAACATGGCGCGGGTATGTATAAAGGCGTTAAGCGTGTTTAATGTAATAGTAGCATGCCGCATTTCCATGCGGTAGTGGCGGTGTAATTCCGACCAACACGCACCAAAACAAAACCCAGCAAAAAAACAAATGGCAAACGAACAGAACCTTGTTTCACTGGCAGACCGAACAACGAGTGAGCAACGAGCAATTGCCACAAAGGGCGGCATTGCATCGGGTGAAAGCCGCAGGGCCAAACGCGACTTTCGGGAAAGCATGTTGGCTGCGTTAAATGAATTGGTGGAACGTAAAGACGACAACGGTGTTGTTGTTGCTAAAATATCGGCACAGGATGCTATTTGCATTAAACAAATTGCCAAGGCATTAAAGGGCGACACCACAGCAGCGAAGTTTTGTGTGGAAACTGCCGCAGAAAAACAAAAACAACAGTATTTGGGTGGTTTTAGGTTTGTTGTTGAGCCAGGGGACGATGCCATATGATAACGCTTACCCCGGAGCAAGAGGCGGATAAAGCCAAGCGTATTGCCCATTTTGAGGAAATGTTTGATTATGCGTACCCGGCGCGCCGGTTGCTTATATATGGTGGCAGCCGTTCCAGTAAAACATTCCGCAGTTTGCGTAAAGTGTTAAAGCGTGCGGTTTATTACCCAGGCAGCAGGCATTTGGTTGCGCGTGATACGTTTACCGCATTGCGTAACGCCATAATATTGGACACCATGCCAAAATTGTTGCGTTTATATTACCCACGGTTATACGAACACTGGAACAACGGCGGTATGAACAACAGTGTTAATATATTCACGTTACCCAACGGTAGCGAAATACATTTTAGGGCCATTGGTAACGAGCAAGAGGTGGAAAAGTTACTGGGTACTGAATACGCAACAATACTTATTGACGAAGCCAGTGAGGTCAATTACGAGGCGTTGCAAAAACTGCGTACACGTTTGGCGCAAAAAGTTGCGCATTGGCGTTACCCAGACCGTTTTATCAAATTGTTGGAGGTGGTTATTGAAAACCCGCCACATAAAGGGCATTGGACATACAAGGAACATTTCCTATACACGTCGCCATTAGACCCGGATAAGCAATTAGACAAAACGTTATATGCAAACGTGCGGTTAAACCCAATGGACAATTTGGAATATTTGCCGGACGATTATATTGACAGTTTGCGCGAGTTGCCAGCACATGAGCAAACGCGCTTTTTGTACGGTGAATTTGGTGAGGAGGCGCGTGGGGCCGTGTTGGCCACAGAGTTTGCTAAACACCCAGATAACATTGCGCACAAAATTGCATATGATGAGCGTTACCCAGTGTACACCGCATGGGATATTGGGCATACAGACGCAACAGCCATTTGGTTTTACCAATGGATAGACGGGCGTGTCCGCGTTATAAACTACATGGAGGACACGCTAAAAGCGTTGCCGTATTTTGTGGAACAATTGCAAAGCAAACCGTACAAGTATGACACGGTATTTTTTCCACATGACGGCGCAAACACCGAGTGGGCTTATGGTAACACCCGCGTGGCGCGTATGCGTGAGTTAGGGTTTAACACAATTGTTTTACCGCGCTTGTTGGAACAGGAACAAATTGATATTGCGCGGTCCATGATACCTATTATTTATATAGATAAGGGTTTAACGCGTGGCATAGATTGCATAAACAACATGCGCTATGATTACAAGGACGGGGTATTAAACACCAAAAATATTGTGCATGACGAGTATTCGCATGGTGGCAAGGCGTTTTTATACCTGTGTATGAGTATTTATAAGGGGCGCGAGGAAAAACGCGAGTTAACGGAAAGCGAAAAGCGCGAAAAGTTGCACCAAAGTATTACGGACGATATACGCAAAGGTTTGGCGGCAAACCGTGCACAGTTAACGGACAATTACGATTACACAAAGGTTGAGCATGCAAATAGTTGGTAATGACAGCCCAATGTTTTATAAAGCGGCTGCGGTACTGCGCGAACACCTGCCGTTTGTTGCGTTTAATGACGGGTGTAAAATAATGTTTGATGCCGGGCGGTATTATGCGGTGTTAAACACTGACGGCAATGGCAATTTAACGTATGACCATGTGTGTCTGGATGCAACATGGATGACACCAACGCATGTGTTTATGTCGTTGGAAACGGCGTTTGGGCTGGGCAGCGTAATAAACGCGTTTGTTGCACCAAGCAATGCGCGTTCAAAAAGATTCTTAAATGGCGTTGGTTTCATAAACAC